TTGTATACCGCTTGATATGTTGCCGTTCCAACATCAGCTGACAAAGCAGTGACTGTATAACGCCCCGCTGAATTGATCGTGCTCGTCATACCTGTTCCAGAAACCTTCGAATACGTCACACCAGATGAAACTTTAGTTTGTCCCTCGTAGATAATAAAATCTCCCAAAGCTTTCGTGAAGTCAGTTACTGTGCCAGATGCATTAGCAGGTACTATAATGGAATCATTTGAAAGATACCCACTGATTACTTCTTTTGCATCTTGACCATTTGCCCCGTCCTTACCGTCAGAGCCATCCTTACCAGCTTCTCCTGCTGGTCCTTGAGGCCCCATGAATGGTGTCCATGGTTTGTAATCGTCAGGATTATCAGACCCAACTTGATTCGTATCTGAATAGAATCCTTCGTATTTTGGATAGGCATTTTCGTAGTCTTCATCTGGTCTTGGGGTCCAAATAGAGTTGTAGGTTCCATATGCAAACTTAGCTCTCCATACAATAAATTCAATAGCAGCTCCTACTGATAATCTTGTAATTGAAAATTGCCTAGCTGCCCCAGTAGGGTGCGAGTAGTCTTTAGCTAAGAAAGTAACCCATTTAGCTTCACCTGCTTCAATTCTTGTTGAAGTAGTGATATTGCCACCTATATTAAAATCTACTGTACCTGTATTCTTAATATAAATAGAAATATCGTAATTCTCTTTTACCCCAGCAGTGGTCATACTTCCAGCTGGCATCGTACAGGCTATAGTCGAAGTACCACCACTGATTGCATATTTTACAGCTGTCGCGGCATTCCATTCTGGAACTGATACGTTGGCAGT